AAAAAGAAAGACAAAGACGGCACCGATGTAGTAGGAAATCTGATTAAGGTGCGTATGCACAAGTCACGATTCACCAAAGAAAACAAAGATGTCTTTGTTAAACTATCTTATGACAGTGGACTGGATAGGTATTATGGTCTTCTCGATCTTGCAGAGAAGTACAATATTATTAAGAAAGTTTCTACTCGTTATGAGTTGCCTGACGGACGCAAAGTCTTTGGTAAGGCAATCAATGAGAATCCAGAAGAGTATTTCACACCTGAAATCTTGCAACAACTGGATGAATGCGCACAAAAAGAATTCCTATACGGAATGAAGGAAGAGGAAAATGACAGTACCGAAGTATCAACTGGTTGAACACCCAAACTCGTATCACGACAAACACTGGTCTATTGAGATTCTCGATGGAGACTATGCAGGACTAGTGTATCAGTATGATACGATCTCTTTGAGAGAAGAGGATAACGGAGAGGTCGTATTAGACTTTAATGTTATCAACTTGGACAACCCAGTCGAAGCAGACTTGTCAGAAGAGAAAGTTTCTGGTATGATGGGGGATATCCTTGTAGGATTAATTGAACAATACCTGAAAGAGCAAGAAAATAATGTCGAGAACGGAAACACTGATACTGAGGAATCTAATTCACAATGAGAACTATTCTCGTGCGACATTACCCTATCTAAACCCTGAGTACTTCAATGACTTAGTTGAACGCACTGTATACGAACAGATTAATGAGTTTGTTACAAAGTATAACAGTTTGCCTACATCTGAGTCATTGATTATTGAAATTGACAATGTATCTAAAATATCTGACAAAGACTATGAACGGTGCGTAGAAACCATTCAAGGTCTGACCAATGAAGATGTAGACAGTGACTGGTTAATTGACACTACGGAGAAGTGGTGTCAGGAAAAGGCAATCCATAACGCGATTATGGATTCTATTCAAATCATTGACGGTTCTGATACAAAAAGAGATAAGGGGTCAATTCCCGATCTCTTGACTGATGCATTGTCAGTTTCATTTGACCCAAACATTGGACACGACTTCTTAGAAGACTCTGATTCGCGATATGAGTTCTACCATCGTGCAGAAGAAAAGATTCCTTTTGATCTAGAGTACTTTAACAAGATTACTAAAGGTGGACTCCCCAAGAAATCACTTAATATTATCCTTGCGGGTACTGGTGTTGGTAAGTCACTTGCAATGTGTCACATGGCGTCTGCAAATCTACTGGAAGGAAAGAATGTACTCTACATCACAATGGAGATGGCAGAAGAGAAAATCGCACAACGGATTGATGCGAACCTTTTGAATGTCACTCTCGATGACCTTGAGAGTCTCTCTAAAGACATGTACGACAAAAAGATTGATCGTGTAAGGGGTAAGACCTGCGGTAAATTAATTGTCAAGGAGTACCCTACTGCGTCTGCAGGGTCTGGTCACTTTAGACATCTACTAAACGAGTTGAAACTCAAACGGTCATTTAAACCTGATATCATATACATTGATTATCTAAATATATGCATGTCTTCAAGGATTCGTTCAGGTGCGCAAGTCAATAGTTACACCTTGGTCAAAGCAATTGCTGAGGAACTTCGTGGTCTCGCAGTCGAGTTCAATGTACCTCTTATTTCTGCAACCCAAACGACAAGGTCCGGTTATACCAACTCTGACGTTGGACTTGAAGATACATCAGAATCGTTTGGTCTGCCTGCTACTGCCGATATGATGATAGCGTTAATCAGCACCGAAGAATTAGAAGACCTTGGTCAAATAATGGTCAAACAATTAAAGAATCGTCACGGCGATCCAAATCTCTACAAGAGGTTTGTTGTTGGAGTGGACCGCGCAAAGATGAGACTGTACGATGTGGAACAGTCTGCGCAAGAGGATGTTGTAGACGATGGTCCAGTGTTTGATAAATCGACTTTTGGTTCCCGTGCAAAGGAAGAGGACCAAATGCAATGGGTCACCAAAAAGGCAGGTCGTAAGAATTTCAGTGGAATCCAAATCTGATTCCACTGGGGTAGTGAGTAGTATATAATGTGTATCTCAATAATAACCATAGGAGCGCATACATGTCAGACAGAGACTTTTATAACTTGCGGGAGATGATCCGGAAAATGCAGAGACGCATTGACCAACTGGAGAAACAACTTCAAGAAAAGTCTGTAACAACCTGATGTTATAAGGAGGTACTGCAGGGGGGTTGACATTGTTAACCCCTTTGTTTTATAATGTATACTGGTTTGAGGATTATATTTTGTTATTAGAACACAAAGACGCGTTATACGCTGCGAACATATTCATAGATTACTTTTCGTCCATTGATCGGATTGATGAGTATCTAAGACGCATTAAACTGGGTCGCATCGCAGAGATGGGTTGTTCGTTGCCTGGGATGGGTCCTGAAGAGGAAATGTTCTCAGACTTTTCAATGCACCCTCAAGATATGGAGTTTAAGATTCTCGAACCGGATAACGAGAAGTTTATGCGGTATCTTGAAATCACAACCTCACACGCGATTGAATCATCAGTGCCGGGCAAATCATTGCGGTGGATGATTAAAGAAAAAAACTCAGACAAGATTGTCGGGTTCATTCGTATTGGGTCTCCCACCATCAATTCTAAACCACGGAACGATTTCTTAGGAAAACCTTTAGACACTCAAAGTCCGGAAGTTATGAAACGATTCAACGATTCGTGCATTATGGGGTTCATCATCGTACCCACACAACCTTTCGGGTTTAATTACCTTGGGGGTAAGTTGCTTGCGGGATTGTGTTGCAGTCACGAGATGCGCGAACGGATGAATCAAAAGTACAATATGAATGTGTGTATGTTTGAGACTACCAGTCTGTACGGTTCAACGAAGTCTTCGTCGCAGTATGATGGTATGAAACCTTTCCTGCGGTATAAAGGAAACACGGATAGTAACTTTGCGCCTTTATTGAATGATGACAACTACCGTAAGTTGAATGAGTGGTTCATCAATAAAAACAATGGAGAGTTGTTGGTGCACGAGAATGCATCGTCGCGTAAACTCAAGACCCAAACTAAAATGGCGTCTATCATCAAGTCCTCTCTCAAGAACACAGATCCAGATGCATACAAGAAGTTCTGCAAGTCGTTTGATGATGCAAAGAACATTACAGAAAAGAAACGACAGTACATCAGTGACTATGGTTTCTCTAATGTAAAAGAATATATGAATCTTGAAACAAATGTGTTGACAAAGAAGGAAAACTTTGATAGATTTAATACTGAGGGAATCGTTGAGTGGTGGAAGAACAAAGCATCATCTCGATACGAAACTCTCAAAACTGAAAACAGACTCAGGACTGAACCTGAACTCTGGACACTAAACTCTGATATTGATATTATACGATGAGGAATTGAACAATGTTTTATGTAGAACCCCAGTTTATCCATTGGGACTACTGGAGTAATTACTACAAAAACTGCGATAAACTTGGAAAACGTGGCGCAGTTTACGCAATGACTTTTGCAGAGAAAAGGCCAGAAAATTATGAACTTCCTTCGCAATTTGAACATACAGTATATGAAGGAATGAGTCGCGGTTATTATATTGATAGTCAGGGCAGGAAATCAGATAAATTAAGAAGTTATGTTCATAAAAGACATACCGCACACCACAAATCATTATCTGAAGGCATTCCTCAATCCAGAGGGTTTGAGTTGATTAAACAGAAATACGGTTGGGGAGATGACATGATTAACGGCACCCTTACCGGTGAACCTCTTTGGTTATGTTTGATGATACCCTCTCCCAATATTCCTGATAAACAGGTTGCAAGGTGGTGTGCTATGTATGAACAAATGGAGTTGTATAGATACAATATGAACTTTGGAAGAGATCCATTAGGCAATATGGATTGTGAACCGCGCAAAGATGCAAACTCTTATTCATCAATACGATTGAATGAACTAAATAAAAACACAGTAGAAAGATTTATTTGTTAATGCGGGGAGGGTGGTTTCTGAGTTCCCCTTAGAAACAGTAGGTTCGACTCCTACGCCCCGCTCCACTTTTCCTTCCTAAGTTACTGAAAACACACACAATAAAAACTTTACAAAAGGGGTAGACAATGTCTGCCCTTTTTAGTATTCTATACATGTTGATTGAGAGAGAGGAAAACAATGCAAGTAGGTGATGAAGT